AGTCGTAGCACAATTTCAAAAAATATATTAGAGGTTTAGATGGCTTATTCAGGCACACAAACCTTTAATCTTTCGATTGAAGAGATAATAGAAGAGGCATACGAAAGATGTCAACTCGAGACTCGTAGTGGTTATGATTTAAAAACTGCTAGACGATCTATGAATTTGATGTTGGCAGAATGGGCAAACCGTGGATTAAATCTATGGACCATTACATATGCCACTCAAACTTTAACAGCTGGCACAAATCATTATGCTATTGACCAAAAGGTAGTAGACATAGTAGATGCTGTTGTGACAACCACAGCAGGTGCAACTTCTAATCTAGAAGGTGACAGTGATACGACAGATGTAGCTGTTAACAGAATATCTAGAACAGAGTACATGAATTTAAGTAAGAAAGAGAATTCATCTTCTGGTGACGCAAGACCTACACAGTTTGCTTTAGTGCCTGGCACAGTTACTACTGGTGGATCTTCTTCTAGTGGTAGACCAGAAAATGATATGACTTTGTTTTTGTACCCAAGCCCAGATAAAGCATACATATTTAAATATTTTTACATTGCAAGAATAGAAGATGCAGGCGCATATACTAACAATGCAGATGTACCTTTTTATTTTCTTCCTTGTTTGACTGCCGGATTGGCATACTATATAAGTTTAAAAAGGGCACCAATGTTAAGTGCAAACTTAAAAGCGGTGTATGACGAAGAATTTAAACGTGCTGCGGAAAACGATAGAGAAAGAGTTTCTTTTAGAGTTGAACCAGCAAGGGCGTACACACCATAGGAGGTAATATGCCAATATGTGAAAAATGTAATCATGAGTGTCATTGTAGCAACGGCGGATCTTGCTGCGGTGGACAATGTCAATGTCATGATTGTAATTGTAAAAAGGAGGAAAAATGAGTAACCCACATTACAGTAAAACAGCTAATTCTAGAGAAGCATCTTCTAAAAAGATAGGTTCTTATGGAAGAGGCCAAAATGAAATACCTAGTGCTGTTGAAGCTGGTGCTATAACTACAAAAGGAATTGCACCTGCAAAAGGAAAAGCACAAGATATTACACCTGAAGGAGTAAAAGCACAAGCCACTTCTGGCAAAGATCAGAATCAAGACGGTAAAGTGTCTGGAACAAAATTAGGTATGGGTGCTGCTACAAAAGGTGGCAAGTACACTTGGAGCTAATAAATGGCTTACGCAACAGGTAAATACGCAAAATTTATTTCTGACCGTAGTGGCATGGAATATCCATACAGCGAAATGGTTGTGGAATGGAACGGCGCACGTGTACATACAAGTGAGTTTGAACCTAAAACACCACAGGACAGACCAAACAAGCACATGCCTGATGCAATATCTTTACAGTACCCAAGACCAGCAAGAGAAGAAAATGCAACAGAAAGATTGTTACCTTTAAATCCTTTTAGATTTACAGCATCTAGCACAACAGTGTCAGTATTTGAGCCAGGTCACAAAAGATCTACAGGCGATACAGTTAGATTTAGAACTGTGTCAGGTGATTTATTTGGCGCTTCTCTTTCTGAAATAGAAGTGTCGTCAGGATTTAGTATAACAAAAACAGATGATGATATTTATACTTTTACAGTGACAACTGCGCCATCCACAACTGGTAGTGGTGGTGGAGGACAAGCATCTTCTGGTCCAACAACATTGAGTAACTAATGACTACATACGCAGAACTGACACAACAAATATTAGATTACACAGAAACTAGCACTGATGTATTAACATCTACAATTACAAACGATTTTATTGAACATACAGAAAATAGAATATTGAAAGAAGCAGATCTTGATGTGTTTAAATCACATCAATCAGTTACACTTGTAACAAGTAATCCTTTTTTATCTTTACCTGGTGGCACATCACCTGACCCTACATCTTTAGCTACAATAAGAACAGTACATATATTTCCTGCATCAGGAACACCTACAAGAGAATTTATAGAACATCGTGACCTTAGTTACATGAATGAATATTGGCCTGACAGAACAGCGACAGGCACGCCAAGATACTGGTCATGGTGGGATCACAACACAATTTATCTTGCTCCAACGCCGGATTCAGCGTATAACGTGGAATTAGGAATAACTAGATTACCAACAAGACTGTCTAGTTCCAACACAACTTCGTGGTTAGGCGACAATGCTCCAATGGCATTGTTATATGGAAGTCTTGCAGAAGCCTTCAAATTCTTGAAGGGACCAGCTGAAATGCTGCAACTATACGAACAATCTTATCAACGTGCTGTGCAAGAGTTAATTGTGGAACAGACTGGAAGACACAGACGAGATGAGTACTTGCATGGAGAATTAAAGTTTCCTATGCAGTCTGTTAAAACAAATACTAGAGGAGAATAAACATGGCTATAACACAAGCTGTATGCACAAGTTTTAAACAAGAATTACTTGTTGAAGGACATAATTTTACTAATGGAGCAGACACTTTTAAAATTGCATTGTATACTAGCTCTGCTTCTTTAGATGCTTCAACTACTGCTTTTACCACTTCCAATGAAGTTTCTGATTCAGGATCATACTCTTCTGGTGGAGGAAGTTTAACCAGTGTTACTCCAACAACTTCAGGTACAACCGCTATTTGTGATTTTGCTGATATATCTTTTACATCAGCTACTATCACCGCAAGAGGAGCTATGATTTATAATAGTTCTAATTCAAATAAAGCAGTTTGTATTTTAGATTTTGGTGGAGATAAAAC